TACTTGGAAAGGTTATAGAACAGTATCCGCTGATTTTAGAGGATATAATCTAGTAAACACGGATCCAAAAGGTCCTATTTTTGCCGCATCAGCACCAACACTACAATCAGATAAAACTGCTCTTGTAAATGGTGATTTGTGGATTGATACTTCAGATTTGGAAAATTATCCAAAGATTTCTAGGTATCAAGCTGGTGCCTGGGTTGCAATTGATAATTCAGATCAAGTATCAGGCAATGGTATTGTGTTTGGAGATGCAAGATGGCAAACAGAAGCAGATGCAACGGTATCAGGTACTGGTGCTGGCACAGCAAGTGATATTGATGGTATGTTGCTTGATAGTTTCTTAGATCCAGATGCAATAAATCCAACATTATATCCACGTGGTGCTTTGTTGTTTAATACACGACGAAGTGGTTATGGGGTTAAGGAATATAGCAAGGATGCAGTAACAACTGCCAAATATCCTTCAGGTAACGCACGTTTTTCAAATGACGCGGTATCTAATTATTATCCAGATAGATGGGTTAACAAAGCAGGTAATAAAGTTGATGGCTCACCTTATATGGGTAGAAAATCACAGCGTCAAGTAGTGGTAGCCGCATTGAAATCTGTAATTAATTCAAATACAGATATTCGTGAAGAACAACGTCAGTATAATTTAATAGCAGCTCCTGGTTATCCAGAAGCTCTTAGTAACATGGCAACATTGAATACAGATAGAAAAGAAACAGCACATATTATTGCTGATGCTCCTTTACGTTTAGCAGCTAATGCCGCTGACTTAGAATCTTGGAGTAAAAACTCTAATGCCGCAACAGATAATGGTGAAGATGGCCTAGTAACTAATAATGCATATATGAGTGTTTATTATCCTTCAGCTTTATCAAGTGATCTAGCAGGTAATGCAGTTGTAGTACCAGCAAGTCATATGATGTTGCGTACATTTGCTTATAATGATAGTGTTGGTTTCCAATGGTTTGCGGCCGCAGGCACAAACCGTGGTAAAGTTTCTAATGCTACTGCTATTGGTTATATCGATGCAAAAACAGCAGAGTTCCAAAGTATTGCAGTTCGTGAAGGATTGCGTGATGTATTATATACTAATAGAGTTAACCCAATTACCTTTATTAATGGTAGTGGTTTAATGAACTTTGGTAATAAGTCCCGTGCTTCAACATCCTCTGCAATTGATAGAGTTAACGTTTCAAGGCTAGTTTCATATATGAGACGCCAATTGGACCTCATGTCTAAGCCATTCATCTTTGAACCTAATGATGAACTTACACGTAATGAAATTAAAGGTGTAATTGAATCATTTTGTAACGAATTGATGGCAAAACGAGCCCTTAATGATTATTTGGTTGTATGTGATGAATCTAACAACACAGCCGCAAGAATTGATCGTAACGAACTATACGTAGACGTAGCGATTGAGCCTGTGAAAGCGTTAGAATTTATTTACATTCCAGTAAGACTTAAAAATACAGGTGAAATAGCAGCTTTAGGTTCAGCAACAGTAACACCTGAATAATATGCTATTATTATTTTTGGGGCGGTGTGAAACCGCCCCATGAATAAGATAAATATTGATAACAATAGGAGAAGAAAATGTCCGTAGCGTCATTAACAAAATTTACGGTTCCAATTAGTGGAGCCGGTTCAATGGGCACATTGATGCCGAAGTTGAAATATCGATATCGTGCAATACTTGAAAATTTTGGTGTTACTACTCCAAGATCAGAGATTACTAAGAATGTAATGGATATTACACGACCATCTGTTACTCATGATATGATGACTCTTGAGGTATATAACTCAAGAGTATTTTTAGCAGGAAAACATACTTGGGATCCAGTTACTATCAATTTACGTGATGATGTAAATGGTGAAATTGCTCGTAGAGTAGGCGAACAAATGCAGAAGCAGTTCGACTTTTTTGAACAAACATCTGCTGTATCAGGATCTGATTATAAATTTGTAACAAAATTTGAAGTACTAGATGGTGGTAATGGCACGTCAGCTGCAACAGTATTAGAAACTTGGGAATTATATGGTTGTTATATTGAATCAGTAAACTACCAAGATATGAACTATGCATCAAGTGAGCCAGCAACTATTGCGTTGACTGTGCGATTTGATAATGCTTTGAATACACCAATTGAAACTGGTATTGGAGCCGCAGTAGGTAGATCAGTAAGTAGCGCCGCAACAGGATAATTAGTCCTGTGGCATCATTTATAACGAATTTCTTGCATGGAATCGGTAGTGGAGAGCATATCAAAGACTACCGCCATGCAAGTAATCTTTTCACTCATGATAATTTTAGGTTAGCACCTAAAACTGCATTTTTATATCATTGTTTAATTAAATTAAATAGGATTGCGGTTAGAGACTCTGGTATGTCTGCAATGCTACAGCATGAACCTGAATTGAGTTTTATGGTTAAAGCAGTAGACTTGCCTAAAATGTCGGTTGATATTGAAGAGTTAAATCAATATAATCGAAGAACTTACAATATGACAAAAGTTAATTATAGTCCTATAAACATAACTTTTCATGATGATAATGCAAATACAATTCGTGATTTCTTAGCAAATTATTATAATTATTATTTTAGTGATGGGTCTGTTAGTCATGACGCGCAACATGATTTGCGTGATAGTGATGGACTTCGTTATTCATATAATGAAAGTAATGTTACAGGCGGAGCTTGGGGTTTAGATTCAACCTTTACACATACTGCTAAAGGACGAAACTTACTTGATTATATTCAAATATATTCTTTAAGTAAAGGCAGAGCAAGTGGTTATAAGTTGATAAATCCAGTGTTTTCAAATATAAGTCATGGTACTCATGATGCTTCCGCTGGTGGCACTCCGATGGAACATAGTGTTACTGTAAATTATGAAGCAATTATGTATGATGAAAAGAAAGTATCTGATATGAGTATTTTGGGCGGATCTTTTTATGATAGAGAGAAAAGTATTTTAAGTGGAGCAGGCGGTGGAACTAATAGCGTATTAGGTCCAGGTGGTATGTTTGATAAGGGTATGGATATTTTTGGTAATTTACAACAAGGTGGAATTGGTGGTATAGCAAAAGCTGCTATAAATGCATATTCTTTAAAAGAGCAAATGCGCCGTTTTGATGCAAGAGATTCTTTAAAACATGAAGTTCGTGATATGTCACGAAGCGTAGAAGACTATGTAGCACGTGAAGTTGGAAAGAAATTTGCAACGGCGACTCGTGAGTAAATATTATTATGGCTATAACTGGAAATACTAATAAAACTAATTTACCTATATTTGATGAAACTTTTGCTGAGTTTACACAAGATCAAAAGCAAAATCAGTTTTTTAGTAATTATTATACACAAGTAGATTCAGTAGATCCAGCACAGTTTGATATTGTACGTGGTTTTCTTGTAGGTAAAAATTTTGATGAATCAACTGTTGATAATTTAGTTATATCATTGTTAGAAGTAGCAAAAGAACAAGATTTAAGTATACCTGATATAATAGAGCAATTAGATAGTTTGGAAGATACATTACAACTTAATACCTTGTTAAGTTTATTATTAAATACTACAAGAAACCGAACTAGTATATTGGGTTTTGAACAGACAACACCAGTTACTGATAATATTTCTCGAACAATATTGGCATAAGTCATGGCTAAATTTGCCCAAGGCCGATTCCTTCCTAAAAACAATAAAAAATATGTAGGAACAAAAAACCCAAAATATCGTAGTGGATGGGAATTTGCATTTATGCAATTTTGTGATAATCATCCTAGTATAACAGAATGGGCAAGTGAAGCAATTAGAATACCCTATAGAAATCCATTAACAGGTAAACAAACACAATATGTTCCAGATTTTTTTATTGTATATAACGATAAATCTGGTAAACGTATAGCAGAATTAATAGAGATAAAACCTAAAAATCAAACATTAAAAGAACGTGCTGGCAAAAGTAAGTATAATCAAGCACACGTGGCAATGAACCATGCAAAGTGGGAAGCAGCTAATAAGTGGTGCCAACGTCAAGGTATACGTTTTCGAATAGTAACCGAAGACGATATTTTTCATCAAGGTAAAAAACGCAAATAAGTATTAGTGTGTTCGTCTTACCTGAATTAAATTTTATATTTTTATGT